ACAATTTTAAGTAGTTAAGAGTTTTAGCCTTCTTAAATTAGCCTTCAAATGGAAGGACATATCTACATTTATCAAGAAATCGGAGGAAGTGGAGTAACCGCAAGAAGCGTACAGCGTGAGCTTGCGAGAATGTCGGCATCCGATGAAATCACCGTTCATATCTCTTCCCCAGGCGGAGAGGTGTATGAAGGTTACACTATTTACAATTTGCTTAAAAATTCAGGCAAAAAAATAAATGTAAAGATTGAAGGTCTTTGCGCTTCTATTGCCACGCTTATAGCAATGGCAGGAGATAGCATCACAATGACTCCATTAAGCGAGTTTATGATACACAACCCAAGCGGAGCTATCGAGGGTGATGCAAGGGCAATGAAAGATGCAGCAACTCAATTGGACGCTATTAAAAAGACATTAGTTAAGGCGTATAAAAAAAGAACAAAGCTAAGCGAAGCGGAACTTTGGGAAATGATGGACAAGGAAACTTATTTGTCTCCAAAAGAAGCTATCAAGTTAGGCTTTGTTGACTCGCAAACAGAAAGATTAAAGGCAGTAGCCTATTTAGACACAACCAAAAAAACAAACAAAATGACAAAGGTCGATACAATTCTAGCAAAGGTGGATGCGATATTAAAAAATATTTCTCCATCAAAACTAAAGAACTTAGAAACGTCTTTAGACAACGGTACTCCTATCATGATTGAAGGAGAAGAAGTAGCGCAAGGTGCTGCGGTTTTCATTGTTACTCCCGAAGGACAACAACCAGCACCAGACGGCGAACACGTTTTAGTTGACGGTACTGTTATCGCTGTTGTAGGTGGTAAAATAGAATCTGTTGGTGCGCCAGTAGAAGATAAAGACGAAGAGAAAGATGCTTTAAAAGCAGAGAATGAAGCGTTGAAAACACAACTAGCTGAAATGACAGCGAAGGCAACTGAAGCAGAAAACAAAGCTACTGAATTAAATACTAACCTAACCAACTATGCAGAACAGTTAACAGCTATTAAAGCAGAATTAGAAGAGGTTAAAAACTTAACAGTAGGAGCGCAAACAGTACAAGCTACGGCTTCTACTAAAGTAGTTCAAAATATTAAGAAAGACCACCCTTTAGATGGGTTTGCAAAATCTCTAGTATCATTACATAACTAATCTAACAACCACAAATCATAAAAATAAAATGGCAAACGCAGTAGAATTATCATTAAATTACACTTGGGACGGAATTACAGCTACCGATATTATTTATAAACCATCGGTCCAAACACCTGAGATTCAATCTTTGTTTACTATCCTTTCAGGAATTAAATCAAAAAAACAATTATATCTTCCAGCTAACTTAGAGAAGATTGTTAAGGCTAACGAAGGATGCGCAAGAACTTCTAGCGGTTCGGCGACAATCTCAAACAGAACTTTAACGGTTGCTGAATTACAAGTATTCATGGAGCAGTGTTACGAAGAGTTCATGAACACAGTATTTGAAGAAGCCCTAAGAATGGGTATCGACAAAGCAGACATTACAGGAACCGTTATCGAAACTATCATCATGAACCTTATCAAAGATGCAATGGTACGTGATAACTTCCGTATCTTATCATTTGGTGATACTGGTTCAGGTGATGCAAACTACAATCAATTAGATGGTCTTTGGACTACCTTGATTGACGGTGTGGCTGCTTATTGCGTTGACCGTATAGGTAGTGCGTTAGGCTCTTCTGCTTTGTCTGCTGACACAGCGTTAACATATTTGAAAGCGCACTATGAGGGTGCTCCAATTATCTTAAAGCAACAACCAATCGCAAACCGTAAATTCTACGTAACAGGCTCTATCTATGAAAACTTAATGTCTTCATACGAATCTAAGTCAAGTGGTTCTGACGCTCAGTTAAACTTGTTAATTGATGGCGTATCTGGTTCTTTAAAATACCGTGGTATAGAGGTGATTCCTATCTATGCTTGGGACGCCGCTTTAGAAGCGGATGCTCCTCTAGGGGGTTCAGTTAAACACTTAATCTTATACACTATCAAAGATAACCACTTTGTAGGTTTAGAGAGAGCTTCAGACCAAGGTAACGTAGGTGCATGGTACGAAAGAAAAGATAAAAAGGTTTACTTTGAGGCTGCATACCAATTAGGTTATCAGTACGCTCATTGTGATTTACAAACAATCTCTTACTAAAATATGGCAAACTGTAACATCTCGGCAGGTGTCGGAGTAGACTGCTCCGACCTGCGTAGAGTTGGTGGTCTTAATAAACGCATTTGGTTTTTTAACCTTTCAGGCGTAACTTATACTACTAACGTAAATGGATATATCACCGCTTTATCTTTCCCTACTTACGAAGGTTTATATACTTTTGAAGGAAAGAAAAACTCGCACAGTTCAGGTTATCAGTTAATCAACCAAGAGGGCGCAAATAAATTCTTTCAACACGACTCCGTTGTTAAATTGTTTGCTACTACTCCAGATGACCAAGCCGTTATCGAGGATTTGGCTGTAGCATCTGTAGGTATTATTGTAGAAACATCTAACCGTGAATTTGTTTTATATGGCAAAGACAACGGTATGGATTTAATTACATTAGTTCAAAATACCGGAGCTGTTGGAGCTTCTGACGTTTCGGCTACATTGACTTTCCAAGGTTCTGAAAGTGAAATGCCAAAGTTTGTTTTATCAACAGACTATGAGACAACTTTAGCTCTTTTAGAAAGCTACGAAGTTTAATATATCAGAAATAATACTTAAATTAGGGGGTACACAAACCCCCTTTTTTTATGACCTTAAAAGAGTTGTATACTACATATCATTTTGCAACGATGCAAAAGACAAACGAGAGCATCGCTTTGTACAAACAGTTTATAACTAAGCTAAGAGAAGAAACAGGGCTTGGGAAAAATGACATCGGTGATTGTTTTTGTAACCGTGTTTCAGCCTATAAATACGCTGAGAAATATTTAAAAAAATCAGGTCAAATATGATTTATCAGATTGCCTACGATGGCAGTACAAAGGATAATTGCGTTTATCCATGTATTATGAACGATAAGGTTTCCCCTTATTTTGAAAGCAAAATAATCCACGACTTTGTAAAAAAACACGGAACGGGAGATGATTATTTTGGCATCTTATCGCATAAATTTTTTAACAAAAACATCCGAGTAACACAGGATAAAATTCAAAAAGCAATTGATGACGATATAGATTGCATTTCATTTTTTTCAAAGTATAAATCTCACGACCTCTTAAAATGTGCCGACAATTGGCATCCTGGATTTTCTAAGTTGTTTCATGAACTATGCAAGGCTTCAGGACTACCTGTTTATAATGGTAAGACATGGAAAATAATAATCTATCAAAACGCTTTTATTTGTCGCTCGGAAATATACAAAGATTATGTCGATAATTGGCTATCCCCGTTTATCGAGGTTATGGAATCGGATGCTTTCAAGGAGCGGTTATGGGTAGATAGTGGCTACCATAGAAAGAATGAATCCGATATTAAGGCTACGCTAATAAGAGATTTAGGTGTTGATTATTACCCTTTGCACTCGTTCGTGTGCGAAAGGCTACCAAACCTATACTTTCAACATCACAAATACTCACTTAGTGCAATCTAAAATGCACTAAGTAATAATTTAAGGGGGTTTAAATGGTTAACTTGGCATTATGAAAATGAATGTCTATAACCTGTTTAAAGAAGAGCCTCCAAAGCACCTAAAAAACAAACAAGATGGGTATGTTTTGTTAGGCAAAAACGATAAAGAGGCTCTATTGCTTTCGTCAGTTCTTAATCAATCGCCAACGGCAAGGGCTTGTATTGATACTTTTATAGATTATACCCAAGGAAGGATAACGGTAGGTGATGTTAGTTGTGGCTACGAAGAAAAGTTTAAGACGTTACATAACAAAGTAGCTACCGACTTAGTAGAGTTCGGAGGGGTGTATATTCACGTAATGTATAACTTCAAAGGCGAGGCAACCAAAGTAAAACATTTGCCATACGAACAATGTAGACTAGGAATCCCCGACGACTTGGGATATGTTTCAAAAGTTTTCTTTAACCCTCAATTTGCTACCGAGGACTATAATAAAAAAAACACAATCATTTACGATATTTATAATCCAAATACAGAGGTTATACAATCTCAAATAAAAAGAGATGGGGCTAAATATGGTGGTCAGGTTTATTTCTATGG